TTTTTGGAAATTCTCATCATCGAATGTTTCAAACTCGACAATGTCATCACTCATAAATGAGTACATGATCATTTCCATGTCAGAACATTCTTTGATGTAATTTTCTAAAAGGCTACTATAGACAAGAACTGTCCTACTAAGAAGAAAATCATTTCTGTCTATGATAGACTTATCGTCTCTCGGTAAACAGAATGTTTTTAAATTAGTAGATCAGTCTAGACCTTCATCCATAGCCAACCTTAACTTTTCAGACATATTTGAATACATGTTAGAAGTCTTTTTAAAGGCTCATAACAGAGGTAGGTCAAATGTTGGCTGGAAAGTAGCTATGTGATGTGGAATATTTCCGTTGTAGTATTTTTTAATAAACATAGGTCACTCACTAACAATCCGTGTACTCAATGCACCTAATGGTACATCAAGTATAGGATCGAAGAGAGTTAAATCTATTTTATTTGTCTTTAAGAAGGATTTCAATGCTATTTGATTAAGTATGCTTTTGCATGCTTCTTCACCTAGATGAGACGGTCAGTTATATTTCTTACATAGTTCATTAATGAACTCTGTAATAGGTATTTTGGCCTGTATTGTTTTCAATACACCTTCAAAAAGATAAGACATATTTCTAACCTCTTTCTTGAAAGAGGATGAACGCTGTCTTAGTACTCCGTAAAATATTCCAACACTGGATGGGATATCAGTGAAAACTCATCCCTTATCCGCTAGTGTATTTAAAAGTGTAGTCATCATAACGGATGATTTTCCACACTCAAAAATAGCACTAACTGGAAAAGGACTAATCTCGAGTTCATCGAGGAAGATTCTCTTAGCAAATTCATAAAAGTGTAAACTTGAATGAGTTTTTGCTTCAGAGACTCCAACTCCAAGAACTTGAAGTAATTCCTTGTACATCACAGCAACTCTGTCGTTACAAATCACAATATCATCTCCTAGTATAGAATACGGTAAGTCTCTTCAGACTAAACCTAATTCTACACAACAATGGAAAATGAGAAAGTGATGAGTTAAAGCAAAAGCGTGAAATGAAG